ATGGCGATGAGTTTAGAGGAAGCATGGTTGCATGTGAAAGCATTGTGGCCGGATGCCGAATGTATCATCAAAAAAGACGACATGGTTCTCACTGATGTGGTGAAGCGTGGAAATTCAATCGGACAAGCAGTCTCATTGCGTTTCACCAGTATCGCTTGGCCTGATGGGGTGACGCGGTATCCAGAGTCGGCATAACAAATGGTATGCGGACTTCAACATATCACGGTGTTATGTTGAATTTGCCATATCCTGGGATGGCACGGATTTGGATTTGTAAAACTCGGATTCACCGAGCCGAAAGGAGCAAAGCAAATGAGCGAATCGAAACATACGCCTGGACCGTTAAGTTTCGATCTGCAAGATGAAGAAGGATTCTTTCGGTTTTTTTCAATTAGAACCGAATCAGGAAGAAGCATTGGAACAGTTGATAACGAATATGACGCAAGACTGTTTGCAGCAGCACCCGACATGCTGCAAGCGTGTGAAATGGCATTGCAAGACATGATTAGATGGAAAATTTTCGGACCAGGAAGAAATGCTGTTGAATCGGCAATCAAGAAAGCAAAAGGTAACGGGGATGAGTAATGAACAAATCGAAGGCGTGCCATATGGTTGGCGATTGGTGCGGATTGGATATCCGAAAGCTGGAGAGTGGTTTATGGATGAGGACGATGGTAGACCGGGTGTGTCCTCTAATGATTGGAATAGAGGTGTTCGCGTAATCATCAAACGCATCGAGCAAGAAAAGCAGTATCGACAATTCGCCAACGCAGCGGAGTTCGAGCCGCATCGGGATCGGTGGGTGGAATACACGTCGCCAAATTACGGTGACTGTTCCATGTATCTCGTGTCTGCATACACATCTGAACGGGTTTGGTTGGGACCAGATAATGTTGGCAAAACATATAAAGAGGCGTTTCATTGTTTGCGGTTTGACGACGGTTCACCATTTGGCGTGGAAGTGACAGAATGAGCGAGGAAGTCACCAAACAGCGAGCGGAACGCTGCGTCACGCATAGCTACGCATGCGATTGCCGAGAGTATCGCTCGCAACAGATTAAGCGAGCGGCAATTGATTTAGTAAAGCGACTCTATTATTCGGACGAGCGTATTTTTTACGACTGGTCAGAGGTTTCTGAAGTCATGGATGCAGTTGGCGTAACTGTCGATGATTTAGCGGAGGTTACGGAATGAGCAGAACAGAACTTTTTGTTAACGCCTACTATGAAGCTGCATTGATAGAGAAAATGGGAGATCTACTAGACGGGTTTGGGTTTGACTCGAGCAACTCAACGCTTGTTGGTGTATCTTCCGATTACTCTGCGATAGCGTGGCAGATACTTCGCCATAGGCTTAGTTTTGATGGCGAGGTATGCAGTGGATTCTGTGTTGACGTTCCGTACCCTGACGAGCAATGGACTGGCGACACGTCGGAAGCGATACTGCGTGCATTTCGGTCAGGCGACCTGAAGAAAACCATTATTTTCGTTGAAGCTGGCGTCATTCGTGGATCAAACTATATTGCCCTGTGCGATCTTCTCGCAAACCACAAAGAGTTTGAAAAGCACGAAATTCGAGCCTCCACGTTGTTTGAAAACATCGGATCAAAATTTAAGTCGGAGTTTGTCTGCGAATACTACGACGACGAGAAGTACGATTTGACCTTTTGGTGGGAGAGGTTTAACAGACATTGGCGTAATTCAGCCAGTGCGTCTGGCAGGTCTTACTTTGTCGCCGGGAGAAGCTACACATAATGAGCTTATTCGAGTTCCGTTACATGGTGGAATCCGCCATCCCTTGGTGGGTTCCGTTCGCGGTGGCTGGCGGGCTACTGATTTCTTATGCAAGCTGGAGGCAAGATGGAAGGCGATAGCAGCAGTGATAGTGTGCAATTGAGCCCAAAAGGATTTTTTTGCGGTTTGCTTTCAGTGCATTTTGCCATTGGCGATGAGGAAGCAAACGAGGCTTGGCATCTGCTGGAAGCGTTCTGCGTTAAACGTCTTCAGCAGAATGATCCAGAAGCTACATACCCATGTTTGGTGTTTGATGGAGAAGGCGGAGACATCATCGGTGCAGAAAGGATTGAGTAGTGTACGAGTATTCATGTTCAATCATTAAGGTCGTTGACGGCGACACAGTGGACGCGCAGGTTGATCTAGGCTTTGACGTTTCGATTAAGCTGCGGTTCAGGCTGGCAGGGATCAACGCTCCAGAGATGAACACAGAGGAAGGGAAGTCCGCTAGGCTTCGTTTGGTCGAGCTTTTGCCTCCATCTGCGTTCTGCCACGTAAGAACGCTCAAGGACAAACAAGAGAAATACGGGCGATACTTGGCTGACTTTAGAAAGTCGGGATCCGATCAGTGGGTTTGCGAAACCCTCGTTAAAGAGGGGTATGCGGTCCGCAAGGATTACTAAAAATCTTCAATCTGGTAAGCTGCTCTAAACCTGGGTCGTTAAAACGCAGTAATTCAGCAGCAGGGGGCAATTATGCCAGCGGTGATGACTATCAAACAAATTGCCTATCAAGCGTTTATGGATAGCAGGACGGATCGCGAGCTGTTTTCAACGCTTGTGCGTGCTGACGTTCGTGAGCTCGGCTACGACAAGGCAATAATTTCGCTGGTAAACAGGTTGGCATTGATACTTTTCGATCATTGGACGAAGAATGGAGTGAAGGCAGAGGGCTTTCCTCAGGAGTTCATGGACATCTACAAAGAGGCTAGCGATTAAAGATGATTACCGAAGACATGCTTGCCGACTGGCACAGAGAGCAGGCAAAAAAATGCAGGAAATCGACAAATTGGCGGCTAGGACTAGAGGGTGAGGACTCAACGCTAGCTAAATTCCATCTCGACGCCGCAAAACTGGTCGATCGGTTTTCGGAGAAGCAGCAACAAGCTAGGCTCGCCGAGACTGAGCGGGATGTCAAGATTAGGGCTGCAGAGTCGCTGGAACACTTAGCCAAAGCCGTAGTGACAGAATCCAAAAATTTACGTCACATGCTCCTGGAAAACGTCGTTGACGACATCAAGTCGCCAGTGTAGCATTTGACATGCCGAGTGGCTTCGGCTGACAGAGTTTCGCATTGACTTCTGCTTCGTCTTTGTAGATTAACGCACAAAGGTGACGATGCTCTCTGTCGCACCAGCTCCCCCTCTAAGCCACATCAGGGGGGGGAGCACGCATATAGCACGAGTCTAATGCCGGGCAACCGGCGCTTGTGCGTGCAATCGTTTGAGCAAGTTGCCCGATCTGTGGAAGACCGCCAAAGTGCATGGGATTGAGTCGGCAAAGCGCCCTGCGGCGTGGAGAGGCTCTTAACCTCAAGGGTCGTACAGGAGCAGCAGGCTGACGGTGAGTGGACGCTGGGAGAGGGAACGGCGATAAAGCAGTGCAGGCTGCTCGCCTCTTAACTCTCCCGAATACGCTCGCTGGTCAGTATTACGGGAAAAACCCGTAATTTCCGGCAACGAGCGAGATTGCTTACAGTATATGAGCCTGGGGTGCGCCTATTACGTGCGTTACTCCGATCGCTGCAAGTAACGTATCACCGTTCGTGTACTAACTCCCATGATCTTGGCAATTTCAGCGTTCTCTAAGCCTTTGCTGCGCAGCTTAATGGCACGATCAGGTTTCACTCCAGCTTTTACGGCGCCTGGAAGCCTTCCTCGATAGGCTCCTCTTTCCTTCGCAACTGCGATTCCAGCTGCTTGCCTCTCCTTGATGTTCTGCTTCTCCCACTTCGCCATCGCAAACATGATAGCTGCGATCAACTCGCCTATGACGCCTGAGAAGTCGAACTGTTGCGAGGTGCATACGAGGCGAACCTTCTTCTCGCCCCAATCGGCAAGCACTTTAACTCCGTCAGACATCGACCTCGATAAACGATCGAGCTTGTAGATCACCACGGTTTTGATAGCACCGTTGAAAATGTCCTTCTGCATCTGCTCGAAGGCTGGTCTCTTGAGATCCGATCCATTCGCCTTGTCGATGTACCAGGTGACGCTACTCGGCTTGATACCGTTTCCAGTGAGCCACTTCAAAATCTCTCGCTTCTGGCTAGCCTCATTCTGACAATCCGTACTAACTCGAACATACGCTGCTACTGACATCGCAAATCTCCTCGCGATAAAAACAATGAACAAACAACAATCGAATGCTACGCTCCGCAAAAAGTGGTGTCAAGTAGGGTGGTAAGCTAAATGTCGCTGATTTGCTGGATTGGGGGAATGCTGGTAAACTGGTGATATTGATGTTCCTAACTCGAAGGTGAACTGTTAATGCGGCGCGTTGAGGTTGTTAAGGGTCAAGAATACGGCTCGTTGTCAGTAATCGAGGAGTTATCCTCTACCGGAAAGCGAAAGTTTCGCTGCGAATGCTCATGCGGAACGGTAGTCGATGTCAGGCTAGATCACATGAGGAGCGGTCACACGGTGTCGTGCGGCAGGTGCGGAATTGAGCACGCTGGAAAGAAAATGACGATCAAGGCGTGGGCTGACAAGCATGGAATCAAGGAGTCAACGCTGAGAGCAAGGTTAAAAATCATGGACATGAAGGAAGCTCTTGAGCGCAAGTAGTCTTGGTTTGTTGACACATGTCAACGCTGTGGGGTATAGTTTGGGTGCTCTTCATGAGCAAATCTCCAGGGACTGCGCAGGGTAATAGCTGCGTGGTCTTTTTTTATGGAATGGTAGCTGGATGGCATCGACTTTTTACGACCTCGCCCCCAAAGACATCATTGAGAACCTCAAGTGGAGGATTCGTTGCCGCGAAAGAGCGTTGGTGGACGAAAGATTCAGAAACGCCCTGATTCAGGCGTGCGAAACCGATGTGCTGTTCTTCTTTGCGTTTGCGTTGTGGGTGCATGAGCCTCGAGCAAAGATCAAGATGAGACCGTTTATCCCGTGGAAACACCAGGAAGCGGTGATTCTTGCGATGGACGATGCGATAACAGAGGCAATGGAGAAAGAGCACCCAGTTTCGGTGACGGTGAAGAAAAGCAGAGCGCAGGGAGGCACGTACACATACCTCGGTGTGCAAATACGTAGGGCTTTGACGGAAAAAGGCTTCTCCTCTGGACTTGTTACCCGTAACGAAAAGATGATGGACTCCAAGGACCCGTCTGCGGTTATGAACAAGTTGTCAATGATGCTCGATAAGCTGCCGCTCTGGATGCTAGATGGTTACGATAGGAATATCACCGACCATACGATCCGCATTCCAGAGACAAACTCCGTATGGATTGGGTTTTCCGCTACGGCTGACGTTGCTCGGGGCGGCAGAACTACGCTTTTCGCATTCGATGAAGTGGGGTCAGAAGAGTTCATCTCTGGCGGAATTGACTACAAGATCATGAGTTCGGTCGCCCATGTTACAAATTGTTGCGCGAAGGGGTCAATGGTTGTTACTGATAGAGGGTTGGTTGCAATCGAGGACGTAAACTTGACCGATAGAGTTTGGGATGGTACAACATGGATACATCACAGCGGATGTGTGTATCAGGGCCGAAGGGATGTTATTTCGACGTATGGCGTTGGCCTTACCCCTGATCATAAAGTATTCACAGTTGAAGGGTGGAGAGATGCCAGCGAAGGATTTGACAGGGCAGAAATTCGGCTACCTGACGGTTATCGAGAGGAATGGATCAACTCGACACAATGCTGCAAAATGGAAATGCCAGTGCGAATGCGGCAAGGACGTGGACGTGATAGCTGGGGATTTGAGATCTGGGAACACGAAGAGTTGCGGGTGTCGCCACAGGGAGATGTCGGCAAAGCAGTTCTTCAAGCACGGAAAGTCTCGGACTCCAGAGTATGTCTCGTGGAGGAGTATGGTGTCACGATGCACAGATCCTCGCCACGAAGCGTACCATCGTTACGCAGGGAGAGGGGTTACTGTTTGCGATCAATGGATGGATTTCGAGGTGTTTCTTGCGGATATGGGCTTGAAGCAGGAAGGCTTGGAGTTGGACAGGATAGACAACAGCAAGGGTTATTATCCTGGGAACTGTCGATGGGTGACGCGACAGGAGAATTGCAACAACAGGAGGAGCAATCGCTTTATGGAAACGTCTCGAGGCGCGATGACCGTTGCGGAGATTTCAAGAGAAGCTGGTGTGACTATGGAAGCGATCCTAGGTCGCATCAAGAGGGGTGTTCAAGGGGACGATTTACTGAAGCCACGATCGGGCCAGGGCGGATTGCCGTCTACGACCTTCTGAATTGCGGTCCAAAGCGGGCGTTCACTGTCATTGATGACGATGGGCGTCCGCTTCTTGTCCATAACTGCGTGTTCCTTTGCTCGACCTTCGGCGCCGACACAGGCGTTTTCTACGAATCCGCAATGGATCCAGACAATCCGAGGGTATTTCCGCTCGATTGGAAAGACAACCCAGAGCATGCAGCTCTCGCTTACGTCAAGCAGGACGGAGTGGTAAAAGCCGTAAATCCAGAAGAGCAGGATGCGGTTGATAATTACATTGCAACGCACGAAAGAGAACTGCGAGCCATCGAGCGAAAAGGGCATAAGATCGAAGGCAAGATTCGATCGCCTTGGTACGACTCACACTGCCTAATCCCTGGTGCGACTCCGCGATACATAGCCAGAGAGCTTGATATGGACGCCAGAGGCTCGGCTGGAAAGGTGTTTGCAGCGGATCTTCTTGATCGCATGAAGCGAGAAAACGCTAAAAAGCCTGTCTGGAGAGGCGTTCCTGTATTCGACAATGAGACTCTTGAGCTGAAAGGTTTAATACCTAGAGAGGATGGACCGCTGTCCTTGTGGTTCAAGCCTGGGATAGACAACAGTCCTCCTCTTGGTCCGTTTACGATTGCCTGTGACATCGCCTCAGGAGGGGTCGGTGCTTATTCGTCCAATTCCGTAGCGTCCGGTATCGATAATAGAACCGGTGAGCAGGTATTGGAGTACACGATCAAAGGGTTAGAACCTCGACCGTTTGCCAGGATGGTAGTTGGATTGTGTCTGTGGATGCGAAAAGCATTGCTAGGGTGGGAGGATTCCGGGGTTTCAGGAGGGTTTGCTAAAGAGGTCGTCGAGGTATGCTATTACGGAAACGTCTTTTATCGCGACGTGATGCAGCTCGGATCTCAGAAAAAGAGCCGAAAGGCGGGATTTCCATGCCGAGATGCCGACAAGGCTGACATGTTCGAGCAGTTCGCCCTAGCGATGGAGCAAAAACGTTACATCCCGCGATCCGAAGAAATGATCGTAGAATGCGGGGAATATGAGTGGGACGGGGCAAAAATCATTCACGCTCCTACTAAGAATAAGGGTGCCACAGAGAAGAATCACGGTGACAGAGCGATATCAGCTGCAGGCGCATGGCTAGTGTTCGCTACAGACAACGCAGACACTAAAGTTGACAGCGATATAGAAACAGGTCAGAATCCTGAATATGGAAGCTTTTTATGGAGAGAGCGACAGGAGCGTAAGTTCAATAGTTCTGAGAGCCCAAGCTACGGAATTAGGGACGTTCTGCGAAAATAGTCAATCGAAGGTTAGAACCTGGAGGATGCAAGATGTTTGAAGAGTTGATCGAGAAGTGCGAAAAATCAATGGCAAAGTGTTTTGATCATGTGTCAGCGCACCCTGATTCGCAAAAGGGGCTGCATTACTCACAGGCGGCATTGAATTTGACGCACGCAAGGGTTAACCTTGAGGCAATGAAGTCTAGCACGGCTCCAAAAGCATCTTCTGCAAAGAAGACTGATTAGCGAAAAATCGTTGGATTACTAGGCTGGAGTTAGAACCCAGTCGAAATTGATCGGAAAATATCCGTTTTTATTTCGGCTGTGGATGTTTGATTTAGAAAACCCAGAAAAAAGAGATAGGCTTTATAAAGCGATTCGCTCTTCGCGAGACGCCCTAGAGCCTTTTCGTCGCGTCAGAAAAGAATTGATCAAGGATTACGTTGGTTCTTGGTACGCGGAGTCTGGCGCTGAGAACAAAACTCTGGTTAATCTTATCAACCAGACAGCTCGTATTTATACGGTGGCTCTCGCTGCCAACAACCCTATGGTGTTGGTTTCTACCTCGAGGGCAGACAAGATCCCTTTTGCTAGGCGGTTTGAAGTCAACTTGACTAAGTTGATTGGCGATATGTCTTTAGACAAGACGTTCAGATCCATCGTCATGGACGCATTTTTTTGTCTTGGTTGTGGCGTTGTCATGATGCGAGATACGGATACTCGCTTTCATGGTTTGCTCGAGTCAGAGGAAGACGTGTGGCTTGATCCAGGTGAGCCGTGGTTCAACCGCGTATCGCTCGACGACTTGATTCTCGATATGCCAGCCAAAGAGCTGAGCAAGATGCGGTATTGCGGACATCGCTATCGCGCCGACTATGAAAAGATAATGGACGAGCCAGGTTACAATAAAAAGGTCAAAGATAAGCTTGTTCCAACACAACGTCAGCATCACGATTCAGTGGGTTCTGCTCGAGATATCGCATCCGAATGGGGAAGTGCTGAAGACGACGATCTGAAGGATATGGTTTGGCTTCAAGACATATGGATTGCCGAAAACAACTCCATTGTGACGATGGCATGCGATCAGCAGAACTTGCCGCCACTCATTGAGCGGAATTGGACTGGTTCCCAAGCTGGACCTTACAAGTTCTTGTCGCTTGGCGATACTCCAGACAACATTATCCCAACGTCGCCAGCTATCAATCTGAAGGGCATGCACGACCTTCAGAATCGCCTCCACAGGCGAATGGAGGATGATTCAGACGCTCATCGCGTTGTTAACGTCTACCCTCCAGGAATGGAAGATGATGCAGAACGATTGAGGACCGCTGAGAGAAACGGATGGTACAGAGGACGAAGCCCTGACCAAATTAAGCAGTTCCAAAGCGGTGGTATTGACCAAAGAGATATGGCTCTCGCTACGTTCCTTCAAGGAGAGTACGACAGGTTCGCTGGAAACCTTCAGGCAATGGGTGGGCTTGGGCAGCAAGCATCTACGCTCGGTCAAGAGGAGTTGATCCATGGAAACGTTTCCAAAAACGTAGCCGACATGCGAATGGCTGTTGTATCGTTCGCGTCCGAGTGCATTCTTGATCTTGGCAGGCTGATGTGGGAGGACACAACGCTCGAGCTCAAAACCTCGATGGAGGTGGAGAACACGGGTATCATGGTGGAATCCGATTGGACGCCAGACTACCGAGTAGGTGAATTTGAGGACTACGATTTTCGAGTCGAACCGTATTCAATGATTTTTAAGACTCCAGAGCAAAAGCTGCAGGAGTTGTTTCAAGTGCTTCGCGAGATTGCCCCGCTCTGGCCTATGTTCCAGGCGTCGGGAGCTTCGATTGATGCCGAAGCTATTGTTGACGAAATAGCAAGACTCAAGAACAGACCTGAGTTCAAGCGGTTTATTACGTTTGCAAATCCGGCTGAGATGCTAGGTGGCGATGAGAACACCATTAGGCAATCTCCAGTGACTAGCAGAGAAACGATAAGGCGGAATGTTAGCGGCGGTGGAACAGAGCAGGCTCGCAATAACGCTTTGATACAAACGCTTATGGGCGGCAACCCGCAAGTCAATTCGCAGCAAAGAAACTCGATGTTGCAGGGGATGGAATAATGAGCGAAGTAAAGTTTAAGTACAAAGGCAAGTTTGTTTCAGCGGAAGAACTCGACAAGTTGGTTCCTCGCAAAGCCGACTGGCTATCTGGTCCTCCAATGGTTGCGAACACCTATACCGAGCACGATCCGTGGGTTTCCGAGGGCTGTGGTGTGATGAAAAGCCAGGTCGGAGAGACGAGGGATCTGATCAAGAAGCATGGCATTCAAGGCGCCGCTGTGTTGGACAGTGGTCAAGTGAGGTGTACAAGCCGTCGCGCAAGAAATGAATTTCTGAGGATGCGAGGCTTGCACGATATGGATGGTGGATATGGAGATGAGTGAAATGACGACTGAATTGAACGAAAGCATGACAAGTGAAGACATTGCTGCCTACGCAGATGCTGTAGCGAAAGAGGTTGCAGCAGAGCGTCAGGGAGATGGTGGACACGAACACAACCAGGATTCCGGTCAAGAGCCGGATGCAAGTGAACAAGCCGAGGTTACATCCGGCAGTAAAGCCGCTGCGAGCGATGCTCAAGGCGAGGATACCGGCGAAGAGTCGAGCACTCCAGATTGGATGAGTGACGATCTAAAAGCCGAGGTAGCCGCGTATGGAATTGATGATTCCGATTTACAGGAATTTTCCAGCCGCGAGGAGTTGGATAAGTTTGTGCGACTGCTTGACAAGAAGTCGCTAGAGGCTGGGCGCAAGGCTTTGGCTGAAAGCGATCAGGGCTCGGCTCGAAACGAGAAGGGTCAGTTTAAGAAGCAGGAGCCAGAGC